TGGGAGTTCACGTCGGACAGATCGTTTGCTGTAAACGCTCCGGCACCTGCTGCGGCATTATATGTAGAGTCCAATGAACCAGGAAACCACTTAACCTCATAACCACGTTTAGCTAGGACGGTTCTAGCGTTGCACAACGTCAGGGCTGAATCCACACTATACGACCCGGTAGCTGGAAGAGTATTTGCAGAACCACAATAGGCTCCAATCTCTCCAGTCAACGAGTTATAGCTTGCAGCAGCAGGAATGACGGTAAAGCAGGCAGCAATAGGCCGTATCTTAGCAGCGTTGGTCAGGTATGGTCCAGCCACATAGGAATTGATCTGCAGAGGCACAGCACTCGTTCCCGAGGTGGCTGTATTGCTATAGATGATGGAATTACTACTAGGAATATAATTGATAAACCCAGCAGTACTTCCAGCACCAATCATACCGATCTCCTGGGTGAACCTCTGAACAAATCCACGCTCACCTCCATAAGGGGATAAGAGGGTTGACGTGCATGGATCAGACAACAAACTGGCATAGTCCGTAATGACCGACGATTCGGCAGAAGTATTCCTCACACGGGGCACCCTTTTCCGAACCATAGCGGCATTCTTCTTCTTGACCATGATGCCGGGAATTATTAATTTGGGTGGCTGTTTTTAATTTTAATTTTGTACGTAGTACTGCGATCTCTCCGTGGGGTCGGAATGTTGAGGGGTACAATCGTTAAAATTGGAGGAATCAAAGGCCCGGTATGATCCCTCCAATGCTTCCTGTTCATCAGGTAGCATACCAAAAGCTTTGTAAAAAGACACCCGGGCTACTGTCTCATCCACGGGGTACATGCGATGGGATGAAGCAAACATGCGCCAGGTTCTACCTAGGCCAGAATGCTCCTCCTCGAGCAAGCGTTTAATGATGTTCTCACGAACAGGGAACTGGGACATGGCAAGGTACATAGCACCTAACACTGGGACATCGGCGTAAAGAGCAAGCCCACACCTAGCAGTGGCTACCAAAGTCTCATGCGTGGTGGCAAAGTTTTTGGTATTTAACGAGATCCAATCATGCGCCATAGCCTTGCGGACGTTACGAATCATCATCCAGTTACTTGAATCCAATTGTACTGGATGGCATTGACAAAACTCGATGTGCTCAGGTTCAAAAACGGGGGTTTCAACCTCCATCTCAAAACCATAGGCCAGATGGTGTTCAGGTAATGCTGACAGCATAGTCAAGTGCTTGCGCTCTATAAAAATGCCGCAATCATCGCCGTCATTGATAAACCTCCACTTAATAGGCAGTTGTTGCAAATAGTGGTGGCACAAGGCACACATGATGAGCACATTTCCCAACGCGGTGTTCATATCGCCGGACGCTCTGCATCCCTCAACGGTGTATGAGACACTTCCATCAGGACAGTTAGCAAACCCCTTTTGGGAAACTTGCCACTCGAGATACTCTGCCAATTCGGCAGATTTAAACAACATGTTGTAAAGGCTATGCTCAAACTGCAGGGCTTCCTTTGACACATGCTGGTCAAACCGTGATGCGTCGAGACCGACAAAACAAGGATCCTCAAACTCCCTCCAATATTTAATTATTTGGCTTGCGCGTTGCACCATGTTGTCGCACTTCAACACAACATGATGGCCAAACACTCTGTCAATCGCTTTGTAGATCAGCTTCTCTGCTGGACGCAGGTATCTACCTATGGAGATGTTGTATTCAGCACTTCGTGGCTGTATTAGCCTAGGACACGGATCCGACTTCGTGGTCCCATTATAATTTTCACACTTTATGAAGGTGCTTAAATATCCATCCTGCCTTCTTAGGCCTCGGCGAGCCAAGTTGGCATTAGCAGCTTCATACCTTCGCTTCTTCGAACCTGTGTATGATTGGACAAATTGATCATTGGTCCACACAGATGGAAACTCAGGCAGGGAGTGCTTGACGGATTTCAAGAACCCACGCAAGGTGTCAAACGAGATGGTTGGTTTAGGGCAAGGGATAAACCCATCCTTGCCCTTAACATAATACAACCTCTCAGTCAAAGCTCTGAGTACAACAGACAAATTATTATTGTAGAAGAAAATATTTTCCTGAACACTCATAGGAAAATAGGCGTAAGCTTTCCGCAACTTCTTCATACCGTCATGGCTAAGCACTCTGATGTTGCTGTGGGTTAACTTAACGTTTGCCTCACAGCCCACCAGAACCACACGGCACCACTATGCCACATCAATTGCTCCCTTGAAAATAACAGGCAAATAATCTGCTTTGTGTTCATGGGAACTCTTGATGAAGGTCATCTTGATGACGAGCGGAGCCATGCGAGTGCGTACTCCGTAACTAGTTCCTTCGTCAAAGTTGCGCTTCACCCAATCAGCAACAACTAGCTCGTTAGCCTCTGACCACTTAGGATATTTTAATTGTAAACGTGCACGCCTGCTCATAACAATAGCAGCACGTGTATACTTACAATCAGCAAGCAGCTCAAGTTCAGTCTCACCAATATCATCATAAATATGTTCGATGAGCTTGCGTGAACGCTTGCTACACTCTAATAGCAGTTTCCTCTTCCTCTCTCTCAGCATCCACCAATGCACCCATGAAGCCTTATACATGGTATACCAGCTAACGGCCTCGTCAAGCGCAAACGCGCCTACAAACCGCAGTGGCTTAACCAACGGACTCACATAGGAAACAATGGCGTCATGGAATCTCTCACTCAAAACAGAGGCAAAAGCCACGAAGGATAACACTGTGATGAACATATTGTTCGGAGGTTAGTGACTACTGC